TGCCGATAACCGTGTAAACTATGGTGTATCAAAAGATTTAGTAGCCGATATCTTAAGAGATATGGGTATTAAAATCTATCAAAACAACTTCTCTACAAACGATTTATATTCAGCACTTTTAGGTTTTACACCTTCAGGTAGTTTATATAACTTACCTTACACGACTGGTTCATTACCAACACCTACGGGATATGAGTATATAAACACGTATATTACCGCATCAGCTACAGGTTCATTGGTACCGACCGAAGACATAAACGCTGAAATATATAAGCGCATATATGCTAACTTACCATACTTACTTAAGAAAAAAGGTACCACAGAAGGGTTAAAAGCTCTTGTTACTCTTTACGGTATTCCGGATACTATTTTACAAGTAAATGAATTTGGTGGACAAAATAAAATTATAGAAGATGATTATGATCTTTGGTTTGATCAATTTAACTATACTTTTAATACCCAAGGAACAAATTATGTAACATCTTCTTTCTCACTAAACTCAGATTGGAATAGTGCGGATAACGTTCCGGCTGCTGTAGAATTTAGATTTAAAACAAATGGTTTACCAACAAATACAGGATACTACTCTCAAAGTTTATGGTCAACTGATCAAGGTGCTCTTTTAAGATTAAGATACACTGGTTCGGGATATACAAGTGGTTCATACTCAGGTTCAATTCCAAATCCATACAATGAATTTGCATTATTAGAATTCATTCCAGACGTTACTACACCTTCTACATCCGCAAGTGTTTATTTACCGATATTTGATGGAGGTTGGTGGTCTGTTTTAATTAACAGATCAGCACAAGATTTTACCTTATATTCTGGTAATAAAAATTATTTAGGAAGTGATGCTAATTATGTAGCTTATCTTTCATCTTCTACAGTTACAGGAAATGATGCCCCATGGATTACGGGTAATATTGCTTACTTAGGATCTGGCTCATTAGGAAGATCATTCTCAGGTTCATTACAAGAATATAGATTTTATACAGAAACATTAAATACATCTTCGTTTGAGGACTATATAATGTATCCATACTCTATTGATGCAAATGGTGTCAATACAGCTCCGGATGTATTAGCTTTTAGAGCAACTTTAGGAGGAGAATTATATACATCTTCAATTTCAGTACATCCTAAAGTGACAGGTTCTTGGACAATTACTCAATCGTTTAGTAATAGTACGAGCACATTTAAATTTATTCAAGATTCTACTACTTTTACAGCTAATACGGAAAGTGTTTATCCAAACCAATTCCCCGCAGGTATTAAAAACCGAGTATCTAATAAAGTAAGACAACAAAACGAGGTTTTACCTTATAGTGGAAGTAACGAATCAAACCTACCCCAAAATACAGCTTTATCCCCATTTATTTCAGTACAACAAAATGTACCAGCAAGTGGATCTTATACTCCAAACATTGATTATGTTGAGGTAGCATTTTCACCTCAAAACGAAATTAACAATGATATTGCTGGTCAATTAGGGTACTTTAACTTAGGTGACTATATTGGTGATCCAAGATTAGTATCTTCTTCAGCAGAAACATACCCTGAATTAGATGCTTTACGCGATTATTATTTTGACAAATACACTTCAAATTATAATATTTGGGATTATATAAGACTTATCAAATACTTTGATAACTCTTTATTTAAAATGATCGCTGACTGGACACCAGCAAGAACAGATTTAGCTTCAGGGATTGTAATTAAACAAACCACCTTAGAAAGAAACAAATATCCTGTTCCACAACTCGATACAGAAACTACAACTTCTTTCTATAGCGGAAGTACATGGAACACACCAGGTGTATATCAAAACATTGAATATACTGGTTCAATCAACATGTACGAGATAACAGGTTCTACTGGTATTACAATGCCATCTTTGGTTCCAACCAATAACTTTAGACCAGTAACATCAAGCACAGGTCAAACATATATTGCTCAATATGGTACTCCTTTAAACCCCATGTTAAACCTAACCCAAAGTTGGTTAGGTAGTACACCATCTTTAAGTGGTTCTGTAGCATTTACTCAAAGCAATGCTCAAGAATTCTTTAACGGTGAATTAAGTGGTTCAAATTTAGTAGTTGAAGATGGTGAATTAAATCCACTCAACCCAGTAAAACATGCTTCAACCCAATTATTAACTTATAATATTACAGGTTCTAATGATGTTATAAACGGTACAGGATACCCAGCAATCGGAAACATATATTGGGCATTTACTGAAGGAACATCTGGAGGAGTACTTACAACAAAAGATTATGTTAATGAAATTTGGATTAATGAAACAAGTAATAATAGTATTGATATATTAAATGCTTTAGAAAATTTCCAAGTTGGTGATGTTATTAATTTTAATGTAAAATATAATTTTTTTGACGGATTAGTATCACCTCCTATCACTAAAAATATTATTACTCCTATTGAATCTATTACTCCTATAACAGCGGATGTTTGGAGAATAGGTCTTCCCTTTAACAGTAGTACTACTATTAATAATGATAACTTTACATTTACTGTTCTCTATAATTCAGGTAGCAGCAATGTAGTATTAAATCCATTTCTAAATGATGTAGAAAATTATTCTGTATCAGAATACAATCCTTTAATCAATAATGCTGTTGAAAGTAGACCGAATGCTGAGTTTTTTGACGTTGATTTTTCAACTAACGCTATTACAGCGGTAAATGGTCAAAACATTATTAGTGCCTCTAGAGGTTCTGGTAGTGCAACACCTTCAACAGTCCCTGCTTCAAATTACACAACTGCAAGGATTGCAGTACCAAGATATATTGGCAAAGAATTAACCTCAGCAAGATTAAATGAATGGACTGAAGGTGATACTTCTTATGGTAAAACAGCCAATGTAAGTAATCCTGAAACTAATTTTGTATACTTTAACTATGTCGGAGGTAGCTCACCAGAATGGGGTAACCAAAACCAAGATAGAACAATTGTAAATATTCGTTATATCATTGATCAAAACGGAAATGTAACTAAACCAATTAACGATTCATCAGGTATTAATTTAGGTACAATCCAACAAACATTTGAAGAAGATAAAAATGCTACTTTAGTATTAGATGATAACGACACATTTGGGGTAAATTTAAATGCATTAAATGGTTCATGGCCTATTTTTAAAAGTGGATATAGAATTGAACCTATTATTTATACTCAAACTGCTAGCTATGATAATAATGGTAACATTATTGCTTTTGGTTTTACAAGTTCTATAAATTTTACTCAAGGTCAACAAGGTCCTACAGCATCTGTTAACGATTATCAAATGACAACATTTGGGGTTGGTGGACAACAAATAGACAATATTGGTCTTCCAATTAGAATTGATTTTGATTCACCTTTTATATTAGGAGCATCAGCAAGTTTCTTCCCAGGATCTTCAGATGAATATTATAAACCCACCGGCTCGATTAGTAGTTTGTCTGGTTCAGGTGTTGTGTTAACTTTACAAGCATATTTAGAATCTACAAATTATTATTTAGCAAGAGCAACATATGCTATTCAAAAATCTACAAATGGTGGTTCTTCTTGGACAACTATAGCTACAAGACAAATTAATTATCAAAATAGTAGAACAGGAACTGTAACATATGTTGAAAACAATGCTACAACATCTTCATTATATCGTGTAGCTTGTACAACTTATCAAAATGATAATCCTTACGATTACGATATTGTAGAATTAAACGAAAATACTTACTTTAAAGTAACCCAAACACCACTTCCAGGTACTGGTATTTGTACTGCTTTCTGGAGAACAGGATCGGCATCTAATATATTACAAGCTAGTCCTTCAGCTGGTGGATTAAACCAATTTTACGGTCAACGTCAAACAAGTATTGAAAGAAGTGGATTTAATCCTATCGTAAATGATTTTGAATTGCAACCATATGATGAAATTAGATTCCAAGGAACAGAAAATTTAGCATTTGCAATTACTCGGGTTTACAGCTCTGCTAGTATTGTAACTTTAGATCTTGATGGAAATATTCCTACTGGAACTGATTTAAATTATTTTTTTGTAAGAAGATATGTTGGAGACCCTTCCAGTATTATTCTAGAGGTTGATAAACCCGCTGGTGGAAGTAGTGGTGGAGTATTAAAACCTCAATATCTTTCTTCCACACTAGAATCTAACTTGGATACAATAATCCAAAACCTAAAAAACCAAAATTTAATATAAAGTCAAACTCATATATATTTATAACAAAAACATTTAATTTAAAATGGGATATTTAAACAATTCAGTAGTAACAGTAGATGCTATTTTAACTGACACAGGTCGCCAACTGCTAGCTCAAAATGATGGACAATTCAGAATCACTCAGTTTGCTTTAGCTGATGACGAAATCGATTATACTCTTTATAATCCAAACCACCCTTCAGGTTCAGCTTACTACGGTGAAGCAATTCAAAATATGCCTTTGTTAGAGGCGTTTCCTCAATCAACACAGGTAATGAAGTATAAATTAGTTACTTTACCTCGAGGTACAGCTAAAATGCCTATTCTTGACTTGGGTTATAGTGCTATCGTTATTAAACAAGGTGCTTCATTAGCAATTACTCCTCAAACATTAAACTACTTAGGTGGAAATACTTATGAAACAGCCGGATACACAGCAACTATCTCAGACGTTAGATTGTTTAGTCAATTTGAAGGTGTAGGTATAGATACTCCCGCTGTTCAAGCCCTTAATTTATCTAATGCAACTCAAACATTAGGCACTTCAGTATCAAGAACAGTAGTAGGTACTACAATTAACTTAAGAGCAACTACCATTAACACACTGTTCGGTTCAAATACTCAATTACAAGCTACATTAACCGTAGAAGGTAGAGATTCAGGTGCTCGCCTAACCATCCCAGTAACAGTAACTAAAGTATCTTAAAACATAGACTATGTCATTTAAAAGATTTGAAGCAGACGATTTTGTAGTAAGCACAGATGCTATTTCATCTACATTGTGGTCAACTAATGCCCCTGCCTTAGCCGCAGTATTTACCTCATCAACACAAGTTGCTAGTTCTAATGGTAACTATTATTTAAACATATATGATACTGCAGCTACAAGTTCAGTACAGTTTGCTATTGCTTATGGTAATAGTAATGGTAGTGGTAGTTTAGTATATAATACTGCAGTAAACGGTTTATCTCCTACCTCTACAATTTATGGTCAGTGGCAGGATTTAGTGATCGGTGATGAAAATACAAATTTCACTTTTGGTGGAATTACATCTTCAGAATTTTTTGCTATAACTTTTGAAAGAGCAAGATACAAAGATTCATTATTCTTAGGATCACTTTCATTAACCTTATCTGGTTCTGGAACTGGTGGTGCAATTACATTAACTGATAATAGCAATTATGTAACATCAGTTCAATTCACTGAAGCTGGTAGAGTATTTCAATTAATTACAGGTTCATCAGGTGTTATATCTGCTGGAGCTTTAAATACTGATGGTTACAGTGCAAATTCAGGATCTTATGGTTGGTTACTACCAGATATTGGAACAATCATTTTAAATCCTAGAGCATTAGCTGCTCCTGCTATTAGTGGTGGTATTAACTTCCAATACAGCGGTTCAGCAACAGCATCAGCTGCTCCTAACGTTAGTCCTAATACATCGTTGTATGTAGCTTTAAGTTCATCTTTAGCTAATTTAGGTTCAACACGAGATTTTTATATTAATGCCCAAGAATCAATTACTTCAGACTACATCTTTGTAAGACCTAGAAGTTCAGAATACAACTACTCAGAAAATCCATCATTCATTTCAGGTTCAACCGGTGAAGTATTATATAGTGATTTTATTAATAATCCACAAACATATATTACTACTGTAGGGTTGTACAATGATGCTAACCAGTTGTTAGCCGTAGCAAAATTATCAAGACCCTTATTAAAAGACTTTACCAAAGAAGCTTTAGTTCGTGTTAAGTTAGATTTCTAAAATGAATGAGCGCATACAAACAATTTTTAGCATCTGACATTACAATTGTCCCCTTTGAAGTTAACAAGTCGTTTAACTATCAAGGGGCAGCTGCTTTGACAGGTTCGTATGTTGCTATTGATAGATTTTTAGGAAAAAACATTACAGGATCTATTTTTGATCCCCTAACAGACCCTACAACCGGTCAAGTATCTACTCAATATCAACGTTTAGTATATGATTCAATTGAAGAACTATACTATTCAAATTATTTAACCTCAAGCTATGGTGATTCTGTAAATACAGGAAGTATATTCCCTGGTAGTGATACAGCAGGAAATGTTTTAGTAGGTACAACACCCTCAGACGGTAGATATTTTAATTATCTTCAAACAACTTTAACTTTTGAAAGATATTTTCCAACAGCATCAAACTCTGAAATTGGAGTAATATCTATCCCTTCTCGCTTATTCGGTAATTATATCCAACCAGGTTCATTTAGGTGGATTGCTGAAAGTGGTTCAATTTATGATGATGGAGAAGGTAACCTAATATTTTCTTCATCACAACAAATTTGCGGACAAATAATATATACTCATGGTATTGCTGTAATTACAAGTGATAGTACCCCAGGACAAGATACTTATGGAACTGCAACTTATGGTTCTTCTTTGTATGGGGTTGGAGATGCAGTTGTTGTTGAAAACTTTGTTACATCATCTAATGTAACATGTTCGTTTTCTTCTTCTCTTACAATTTACGAAACCCAATACAAGTGTACAATTAGAGAAAACGAATACAATTTTAGTTTAAACCCATCTATAATCTCAGGTTCAACTGATGGAACAACTTACGGATTTGTTACAGCATCTTATTTTAGTCCATATGTTACAACAGTAGGACTTTATAATGAAGCCCAACAATTATTAGCGATAGGAAAGTTATCACAACCACTTCCAACATCACCTACAACAGACACTACAATACTTATAAACATAGATAGATAATTATGGCAACTTTAGATCCATCAAATATAACAACAGGTAATATAATCCAAGCATCCGATATAGCTCAACTATATTCAGCTTTTGGTACTGGATCCTCTAATATTACTGGGTTAAGCATGACAGGTAGTATAACTAATGCTACAACAGCAGCAACAGCTTCATCTGCTACTAATCTTGTAGTAGCAAGTACTGCTTCAGGAGTTTACTATCCTATAGTTGTTGATGGAACAGGAACCAAACCACCTAAAACAGTTTCTACTTTTGAACTTTCAGGTAGTGTATTAAATAATATTACTGCTTCACGAGCTATTACATCTTCATTTTCTTTAAATTCTAATGCTACCCAAATTAATGGTCAATCTTATGATGGAGGATCAGGAGTAGTCTCAGGCGATTTTAAATTTATTGCTGGTAAAACAGCTATAACTGCTGGTTCAGCAACAAGCAGTGTATTTCCTGTTTTGGCCGGAAAAACATTAGGTACAAATGCTTGGATTACAGCAAATTACGCACTTACATCAGGACCTTCAGATGCTGTTATTGTAACTTCAATTTCAAGTAGTGGAGCTATTTTATTTGATAATAATTCTCCTGGTGCTCCAACTGGAACTGTAATATTTACAGGTATATACATTTAATAAAAAAAAATAATTTATGGAAAATTGGTTATATAAAAATAAGGAGGTTATCTCTATGGAGGATTTACCTCAAAACGCTTTTGGTTTTATATACGTAACTACACATATACCGAGTGGGGTATCGTATCTTGGAAAGAAGGCGTTATATCACAACGTTAAACGCAAATTAACGAAGAAAGAATTAGCAGAGCAAACCGGCCGAGGTCGCAAACCAACAACTCAAGTTGTTCAAAAAGAAAGCGATTGGAAAACATATTTCGGTTCTGCTAAACCAATTCAAGAGCTAATCAAATCTGGTAAGCAAGACGAATTAAAACGAGAAATTCTACAAGTAGTTGACAATAAAAAATTGTTAACTTATTACGAGTGTAAATATCTTTTTATGATGGGTGTTTTAGAACATCCCGAACTTTATTTCAACGACAACATTTTGGGAAAATTTTTCTCACGTGACTTTGGTTCTCCAAAAGAGGATTAATATATTGTCGTTATGATAAATCAATCTCTAGTATCACTGGCTAACTCTGTACTTGGTACAGGTAAGGCAACAGCAAGAGGTAACTATGCTTACCACTGTCCGCTGTGCCACCATGCAAAGCCAAAACTAGAGATCAACATGACCGAAAATACTAAAGGCGAAAACGCTTGGCATTGTTGGGTTTGTGATAAAAAAGGTAAAAAATTATATCAATTATTTAAAGCAGTAGAAGTTTCACCTGAAATAATGGCTGAATTAAAAGCTATTGTAAAATATACTGGACCTGAAACAGATGTTAAAGTTGAAGAAAAACTTAAATTACCTAAAGAATTTCAACCCTTAACCAACATCCAGAAATCAAATATTATTGGAAGACACGCTTTAGCATATTTAAAATCTCGTGGCATTACAGAAGAAGATATACTTAAATATGGTATTGGATATTGTGAAACAGGTCGTTATGCTAATATGGTTATTATTCCTTCTTTTGATGCTAAAGGAAATATAAACTACTTTACAGGAAGATCGTTTGAAAAAGAACCATCTGTAAAATATAGAAACCCAACAGTATCTCGTGATATTATCCCATTTGAATTGTTTATTAATTGGGATTTACCTTTGATATTGTGTGAGGGTCCCTTTGATGCTATTGCTATTAAACGAAACGTTATACCACTTTTAGGTAAAAATATACAATCAAACTTAATGAAGAAGATCGTTATGTCTTCTGTCGAAAAAATATACATTGCTCTTGACCGTGATGCCCAAAAACAGGCGTTGGACTTTTGTGAAAAACTTATGAATGAAGGTAAAGAAGTATATTTAGTAGACATGAGAGATAAAGATCCAAGCGAAATGGGGTTCGCTGGCTTCACTAATCTTATACAAGAAACTTACCCTTTAACCTTCTCGGGTTTACTTGAGAAAAAACTTTTCCTATGAAAAAAAGAAACATTAAACATGTTAACAATCGGATTCTAGAAATTTCAGAAGATGCTAAACAAATCACCCTTCCAGATTCAAGATACTATAGACGAAATGGAGAATATTATCCATCCATTACCCACGTTTTAGGTTCTTATCCTAAAGGTAAACATTTTGAAGAATGGCTTAAAAACATGGGTCGCTCAGCAGATTATATTGTTCGTAAAGCAGCTGAAGATGGAACTAAGGTACATGAAATGATTGAAGAGTATTTAGAAGGCAAAGAAATGAACTTTCTAAATCAGTATGGTAACCCACAGTATGACCCAACTATTTGGCAAATGTTTTTACGTTTTGTTGATTTTTGGGAAACATATAAACCTGAATTAATTGATCAAGAAATTCATCTTTATTCTGATGAACTTAAAGTAGCAGGTACAACAGATTTAGTTTGTAAAATTGATAATGATTTATGGATTATTGATCATAAAACATCAAACCATATCCAGACAACATACGAATTACAAGCTGCTGTTTATGCTCATTGTTATGAAGAATGTTTTGGTGTTAAACCTGATAAGACTGGTATTTTATGGTTGAAATCTTCTAAACGTAAAGGCGCTAAAGATAAAATGCAAGGTAAAGGATGGGAAATGATTTTACCATCTCGTACACAAGAGGAAAACATCGAAATTTTTAAAACAGTAAAACGTTTATTTGATTTAGAAAACCCAAACGAAGCACCTGTATTTACAGAATTCAAAACGTCTGTAAAGCGAGATTTGGAATCCTAACTTATTTTTATTATATTTATGACAAACTTACTCCATGATTGGACTGATATCTCTCTTGAAAGAAATAGAACAAAAGCCAAAAGCAATCTTTATGGCTGGTCCTGCTGGATCTGGTAAGTCATTTATATCTAAAAAATTAGTTCCATCAAACTTTAACACTATTAATGTAGATGATACTTATGAGGCCTTACTAAAGGCCTCTGGTATTGGAATGAAGTTAGCTAAAATGTCACCTGATGAATTAAAAAAAGCAGGTGAGTTGATGGGACAAGCTAGAAAAGCTACAGATGCAAAATATAAAGAAACTACATCTGGTTTAAAAAATATTTTAATTGATAGTGTAGGTGGTTCTTCTAAAACATTGTTAAAGAAAAAACAAGAATTAGAAGCTTTAGGTTACGATACATTCATGATAATGACTTATGTATCGCCTATTACCTCACTAGATCGTAATAAACAGCGAGACAGGTCATTGTTGCCGAGTATTGTGCTTCGCTCATGGCGCGACGTTAATAAAAATATAGACGTATATAAACAAGCATTTGGAGATAATTTTGTTCTATTGAATCTAGATCCTGAAGATGCTCAAAAAGGTTTTGATGAAGAATATATTTACAAAACCTACATTGAACCTTTAGGACAAGTAGGTAAAGAAAAAACACCTGAAGAATTAGCAAAGTCTGAAGCAGAAGCAAAACAACTATACTCAGACATTAAAAAATCAATAGCTAACCAACCAGAATTTAATACAATAGAACAATCACAAACAAAAATCACTAACTTTATACAATCATGAAATTAACCGACTTATTAAACGAAGTAGAAAAAAAAGAAAAACCCGTTAAAGAAATGACTCCTGTTGTTGAAGCAGAAGGCATTCCTGTAGACGAGATTGGTAAATTCTTTATAGTTGAAAAACCAACCAAAGATTCAGAAATGGAAGATGTAGTTTACGAATTAACTCTTCCTGAATTTGCACTTCAAATCAAAGGTGGATTAGATGTTAAAAACATTTTAGGTGTTTATAAACAAAAGTCTGATGCTAATAGAGCTGGAACTGAAGCTATGAAAGCATTCCAAGATACTCTTAAGGAAATGGAAGATGCTATGGAAGCTTTCCGTGCCGCTAAAAAAGATATTGAAGAGAAAAAAGCAGTTGCTAAAGAAAAAATCCAAAAACTTAAGCAATAATGAACTTTCTTACCAAAGTCTTACTTGAAGATCTTTTGGAAGCGGAGAAAAAGAAAGTAACTGCCATTTATGGTGGTGGCTTTAAACCTCCCACAAAAGGTCATTTTGCTGTTGTTGAAAAAGCAGCAGAACAAAATCCCGAAATTGATGATATTATCATCTATGTGGGTGGTGGTGAGCGCGATGGTATTGGCCAAGGTGAATCTATCCAGGTTTGGGAATTATATAAAAAATATCTTCCATTAAAAACCCGTATTGAACCTTCAAAAGCACCTATTGGTGATATTTTACGTTATGCTAAAGAACATCCTGAAGAGGAAGTACTTTGGATTATAGGTGCACGTGAAAATAATCCTGAAGATTTTGCTGATATTGCTTCTAGAACAAGAACAATAGATAAATATCCTAATCTAGAATTACGAGTTATCCAAACCTCAGGCGGTGTTAGTGGTACTGCTGCTCGTAAAGCAATTAAAGACAATAACAAAGAACAATTCTTCCATCTTATCCCAGATATTGAAGAAAAAGAACAAGTATGGGATATTGTATCTCCTGTTATTAAAGAAGATGATCCTAAAAAAGGAACAGGCAAAAAACCAGAAGGTTCAGGTCGTAGACTATACACAGACGAGGATCCAAAAGACACTGTCCGCATTAAGTTTAAAACTAAAGAAGACATTGTTGATACTTTAAATAAAATATCTTTTAAAGCTAAATCTCATGCTCGTCAATCTCAAGTAATTAACTTAATTCACCAACGAGTAAGAGCTGCTTATGGTAAAGCAAAAGATCCTGAAGTAAAAGCAAGATTGAAACGTGCTTTAGATTATATTGAATCACGTAAAGAATCATCTAAAGCAAAAACACAACGTTTAAATAAAATGAAAGAAGCATCTGACCCACAAGCAGGTACAGCCTTACCTTATGGATCAGGTTTTGCTCCTTTAAAAGAAGGTTGGAGTTTGCAAGATGCTTTCGTATCTTTATCAAAGTATATGATTGACAATGGGATGAATGTTAAACCATTGCCTAAAATAAAGGTTATATCAAATGATGAAGAAAACGCATCTAGTCTTTTGGGCAAAACGGCTTACTATAATCCGAATGATAAATCAATTACTCTATTTACAATGGATAGACACCCAAAAGACATTTTACGTTCATTCGCTCACGAAATGATTCACCACGAGCAAAACTTAAATGGAAATTTAAATAATATTAATACAACCAATACAAACGAGGACGGAGATTTACCTGAAATTGAAAGCGAAGCATATCAAAAAGGAAATATGATGTTACGTAATTGGGAAGATTCAATTAAAAATGTATAAACTAACAGATTTATATAAACAACTCAAAGAGGAAACAACTGAAGATCCTCAATCACAATATAAAATTTATTGTGATATGGATGGTGTTTTAACCGACTTTGATAAACGTTTTGAACAATATGGAGGTATGCCTCCCCAACAATTTGAAAAAGAAAAAGGTAAAGAACAATTCTGGAACCTTATTGATAAGCAAGTAGGTGTTAAATTCTGGGCAGGAATGCCTTGGATGCCTGATGGTAAAGAGTTGTGGAATCATATTAAACAATATAATCCAACCTTATTATCTGCTCCTTCACGTGAAAATGAATCACGTTTAGGTAAACGTGTTTGGGTTAAAAATAATATTCCGGGTACTCCTTTAATTTTAGCGGCAGCTGAAAAAAAGAAAAACTATGCCCGAAAAAATTCAATACTTATAGATGATAGAGTTTCTAATATCAACGACTGGAATGCAGCCGGAGGTATTGGAATTCTTCATACTTCAACAGCAACAACATTAGATAAATTAAGCAAATATGGCATTTAGAAGAGTAGTAATCAGTGGAGAAAAGGTACAAGATACAAAAACAGATCTTGAAAACTTCCTTTCAAATAAAATATTCAAAACCAATTATCCAGGTATGAAAACTAAACTTATAGTTTCACCAGTTAAAAATGATACTATTGTAATTGATTTGAATGGTGATGGTGCTGACACAGTAGCTAAAAAAATTAAAGATATTGGACAAAAATATAAAATGAAAGCTGTTATTAAGCTTGAAAAACCAATGTCCGCTGTTAAAGAAGTTAAAGTTACAAAAACAAAATTAACTGAAATTATCAAAAATTACAATAAGTAATGAGCAAAGATTCGGTTTTAAAGAAAGAGTTCAAACATAGTGATGTTAATCGTCTCCGTAACCTTGTTCAAGGCAAGTACGGAGAAAAAACTACTATGGGAACTGGTTATACAAAAGCAAAAGAATTCCATGATGAAGGAGACGTATGGGAAGAAGACGGACGCACATGGACTATTAAAAATGGTGTTAAACAAAACATCACAAAATTAGATAAGGCAAAAGAAGGTATTGTAGTACCTTTATTTTGTTCTAAATGTTCTCGAGCAACTAAACCTCATTTAGATAAAAAATGGTTTGTGATGTATGGACATTGTTTTAATTGTCAGGTTGATTTTGAGGCCTCTCTTAAAAAACAAGGCAAAATGGAAGAGTTTGAAAAACAAATCATTAACCAACATTTAGATGGAACCATCCAGGATTTTGAAGTTTGGTTTGATGAAATGATAAATGAAAAAAGTCAATTTATTACTGAAGCAGGTGATATTGAAAAATGGGATGGTTCTGGTAAAGAACAGTTGCTAAAATATAAAGAAGAAGCACTAGAATACCTAAGAAACCAGAAAAAATAATGGACAATTTAATGATGTTAACAACTATATTAGTAGCACTAATTACAGCCGTAATTGGTCCTGCTGTACTTGAATGGGTTAAATCTAAATTAAACAAAAAAGATTCAAAACCATCCTCAGTTAAAGAAGCTATTGATCTAAATGAATTAGTTGATAATCAATTAGAACAACTAATGGATGAATTGGAATGTGATAGAATTTGGATTGGACAATTCCATAATGGAGGTCATTTTTACCCAACAGGAAAATCAATCCAAAAATTCTCTATTTTTTATGAAAAATTAACCCCAAGTACCTCTACAATCCAACACGTATTCCAACAAATCCCAGTTTCATTGTTTCCTAAAGCATTATCTAAACTTTATAAAGATGGAGAATTAGCGATTGTAAATTACAATACTGATGAAACTTATGATCTAAATATGTTTGCTAAAGACCATGGTACTAAATCTTTTTACATGTTAGCTATAGATGATTTAGACGGTCATTTTATAGGTGTTATAGGAATTGCATTTAACGATAAAGAACATAAATTATCCAAGGAAGAATGGATATTTATAAGACAGAAAATAGGAGCCATTGGTTCTCTTTTGACCGATTACTTATATACTAAAAAATGAAAGACATTCAAAAAATTAAAGAATTTTTCTCTAAACCTTTAGAAGAAGGCACTACAGAATATTTCAAACCCTCAATTCGTAAAGACAAATCCAACCCTAATTTCCTATATGTTGATATAGCTTACCCAGCAGGTTCAGATGTTTTATCTGTAGGTGGGTCTAAAACTATGGGTGGTCAAGACAGAGAAGAAGGCACTACTAAAGCATTAGCGATGGGTAATATGATTGCTAAAAAATTACAAGCAAAATACAATATTGAAGATATTGATGTGAGCGATTTAAAAAATGGCAAAGTAGAAGTATTCGCTGTATCAGATGATTTTATTAAAATGGCTTCTCCTTCATTAGACGAAGCTAAAAAAGAAACAGCTGTTGACATGGCTAAAAAGCAATTAGATGCTTTAGGTGTTAAATACGAAATGTCAAAAACTGATAAAGTAAGACCATTTAAAGTAATCTACCAGCCAATTAATAAATCAGATGAATTCTATGATAAATTTGAAGATATTGTTGATTTATTTAACTTAAAAGGTGTTGTAAAATCATCAATGAGTGAAGTAAAAGAAGAAGATAGCTACGAAGTAGTTTGGACTGATAGAGATTATAAAAAACACTCTAAAGTATTTAAAAATGATCCTAAAGGTGCTCCTGATAATGCTAAAAAGAAAGCAGAAGCATTTAAAAAATCATTAGAAGATAAAGATAAAAAAAGCAAAGAAGGTTTATATAGATCTATTGATTTAAATGAAGCTAAAGAAGATAAAGTAGATACTATTACAATGGATGTTCCTTTGTTTATTCGTATGTTAGAATATTCAAGAGAAGATGCTGCTGAAGATATGGATTTACATGATGTTACTGAAAAAGCAATTTCATTAGGTAAAGAAAGAGGTATCTTACAAATGGATGATTATGATGAGATTATAGGTACTACTAAAAAAGTTGATGAAGCAAACGTAACTTGGTCAACACTTCATAGAGATAATGCTAATGAAAAACTCTTAAAACAATCTAAATTATCATCAGCTGAATACCAAAAAGCTAAAAAATTACAAGGTTTTAAAGCAGATAATTACAAATGGAATACTGATGAAGACTTATATGTTAAAGTAGTTGATGAAGGTATGGGTGGTCAATTAGACGAACCATTTTTTATTGAAGTATCAGTTCGCGATGCTCGCAAAGCATTAGATTTATTCGATGATCAATACAGTAAATCAAACATTAAAATGTATGGTTCTAATGTATACGCAGCTACTACTCCTGAAGATATTTACGATTTATACTATGATTTATCTTCTCAAGACATTGAAATTTTAGATGCTAATATTGAAGATGAGGAACTTGATGAAGCAGAATTAACCGAAGCATATGTTCCCTCAAACATTAAAGAATTTGCTAAAAGAAAAGGCGTATCTTCTTTAGTAAATAAAGTAGCTGGTTGGGCAGAAAAAGTAGGTAAAGGTATTAGAGGTGGAACAGCTATTGGATACAATTATTCTACTCTTATTTTAGATATGACCTACCAAGGTTCAGAAATCCGTATTAATACAGATAATGATACAATTGAGTTATATGATGAACCTGTTAGAAGCTTTGGTGAATTCCAACGTGTATATTTAGATAATCAGGAAGAATCAGATAATGGTTTAGAAGAAAGAATTGCTGAAGCATTAAATAAAATTAACGAGGAACTTTGTCCTGCTGGTAAAGCATACATCAAAAGAAGACAAGCCGCTGGTGAAAAATCATCTGCATATCTTTCAGGCCGTGGAGTTAAAGTATGCAAAGGACAAATGTCTGGTAAAGCAAAAAAGAAAAAATAATGGATTCAAATCGCCTAAAAGAATTAGTATCCGAATCATTACGTGACTGGTTTAAAAAAGAGGACTGGGTGCGTATTGATACACAAGGTAACATTACTGGTCCTTGTGGTACTATGAAGAAAGGCGATGCTACCACAAGATGTTTGCCTCGTAAAAAAGCTCAATCATTATCTAAAGCAGAAAGAGCAAAAACCTCCAAGAAAAAAGCTGCTGCTTCTCGTAAAGGAAAACAATTTGTAAAAAACACAGAAAAGGCAGAGTACAAAAAAGGTACGTATCACAAAAAATAACATATTTATAACATATAATTATATAAAATGGAAAAATTTAACCTAAAAAAAGCTATATTAGAAAATAAAGCTACTTTCTTTTCTTCATTAAATGAGGGAGATTTAGTAAAAAATATTGGTAAAGGATTAGAATACGAAGCTACCGAAGAAATGATTCGTGATTATGCCCAACATTTAATGGATGAAGGATCTTATGATGTTGAGGAATTAGCACAATCATACTTAGATATACCCAGATCATTTCCTAGACAATTAGACTACACTTTCTTTAAAAATAACTATGATGATATCTTATCAGTAGCTATGACTGGGTTAGGTGAAGGTAAAAAAGAATATTATAAAGATGCCGAAGCTGATGATGCTGAACACATTGATGCTTTAGAAAAAGACATGGCAGATGATAAAAAATCAAGCAAAATGAAAACATCAGAATTAAAAGCTAAAATCAAAGAAATGGTTTTAGCAGAAATGGCTCTAGACGTAGATAACATGGAAGATGCTCCTGAATCTGAAGTTGATTTCCTATCAGAAGTAGATGCTATTTTAGCTGAAGCTGACGAAGAAGTAGCAGTAGATGATACTGAAGTAGCAGTTGGTGGTGAAGAAAATATTGATGTTGATACAACAACTGAAGTAGATCCTAATGTAAAAGCAGTACAAGATGCTTTAACACAAGCTCAAGCAGCTGCTCAAAAATTAGGCGATCCTAAATTAACAGATCAAATTGGTAACACAATTACATTCTTTACTCGTGCACACGTAGTTGATAAAGGTGCTGTAGCTGAAGCTGACGAAATGGAAGAAGGTAAAACAGAAGATTTAAATGAATCTATGTTCCCAATGTTAAAAAGAATTATAAAATAAAAGTATATGAACACACAAGAAATTTTCGAAAAAATTGAAGCTTTATACGAATCATTTAAAGCAGAACACGCTGGAAAATCAAAAGCTGCTCATGGTCGCGCTCGCAAAGCATTAGGTGAAATCAAGAAATTGGTTACCGAATACAGAAAAGCGTCAATCGATGAAGACAAAAAGTAATTTGACTGAAAAAAAGCTTACCAAAGCTGAATTAGAAGCAAGAGAAAAAGTAATGAAGGACTTGAAGAAAAACAAGTCCGCTCTTGTTAAACGCTACGGCAAAGATGCCGAAGCAGTTATGTATGGACGTGCAACAAATATAGCTAAAAAAATGGCAGAATCAGAAAATAAAAATCGCATTAAAGAGCTTGTTAGAAAATCTCTTATGCAGGAAGCCGATATCGAAGTTGGTGCTGACAAGTACGAAGAAGAAGAAAAATTAACACAAGCATCTTCAATGTTAGATGATTTAGAAACTAAATTGAGCCGTCACGATTGGTTCTACATGATGTCTGATGATTCAAACAAATATAGTCAAGGTTCAGCTAAAGAAAGAGAAATTCGTGATTTAATTTCTAAATTAGAATCTATGGGCTACGGAAAAGAAGCAAAAGATATGTACAATGAAAAAGAACCATATTCAAGATCTTTTAGTCGTGATTCTAAATTAAAAGAAGCCAAAGGTAAAGACATGGACAAAGATGGCGATATCGATTCAGACGATTACTTAGCTGCTCGCGATGCTGCTATTAAAAAAGCAAAAGGTGAAATGAAAGAAGATTTAGATTTAGGTCACGAAGATAACGAACCACATATGATTAAAGCCGAACTATATCGTATTGGAAAATATGCTATGGAATTATACCAAATGGTAGACGGATTTGAAGGTAAAGGTGAGGTTGATTTCCCGGGTTGGTGGCAGTCAAAAATTACCAAAGCACAAGAAATGATGGTTTCAGCTAAACATTACTTAGACTTTGAATTAAAAGAACCAGCTATTGATGCTATGGTGGGTGTTGCCTCTGATGAAGAAATACTTGATGATGAAGCTCCAATGATGGAATCAGCTTATGATTATGTAAAAACTCCTAAAGAATATGTTGCTTTACAATTGTCTGATTTTTTTAGAGTTCCTAAAGACAAATTAATGTCTTTTAATTTAGATGGTACTGATAATATTGATGCTTTAACAAAAGCTTTAAATTCAACCTCAAATCAAGGTACAGAAATGTATTTAAAAATGTCTATGAAATCTGCTCAAGAACATTTTGATTCATCAATGATGAATGAAGATGAAGTAACTAAAGTAGATAAATTAGCTGCTGCTATTCAAAAAGCTTTAAACAAAAATAAATCAGCTGAAGATCAAAACAATATCAAACAAGCTAGAAAAGCTATGAATGATGGTAATATAGAAGCTGCTAAAAAAATCTTAAACCCATATTTAGCAGAAAAATTAGCTAAACAGTTAAAGTCTAAATAATGACTAAAAGCGAATTAAGAGATAAAATCAAAGTCCTTGTACAACAAACGTACAAAGCCAAATCTATTGATTTAGATGCTGGTGGAGAAGTTACTCTTGATGCTGAAAAGTTTCCCGTACTATTAAAATTTCCAAAACTTAAAGAAGTTATCATTGATTTGTTAACTGATCAATATGAGGTTTTCATGACCAATATTGAGTGGGTTGCTCCTCGCCCTACAACTTTCAGAATTGTACTCGGTAATGGTGAAAACTTTTTGTTAATTTATACCGAAAGAAGCTGGATTGCTCAAGTTGAAGGCAAAAAGTATTATTTGTTAAACCTGGGTGAAGAAGAGCAAGCCGCCCAAGCAATATCAAGAATTTTAGCATATGGCCAAAAAACAGAAACCAGCACCGAAGCCAGCCCAGAAGCCGGCTCCGAAGAAACAGGGCAAGAAGAAGTAACACCTGAAGAAGAAACAGCAGCGTAATTATGAAAGTATTTGATAAACTTATCAAAGAAATTTTTTACAAATTTCCAAAAGGATATCTTGATGTAAATGATACTCAAGATGTTCTTTTTTTTCAATCGATATTAGAGTCGATGGGAGTTGAACTTTATGAAGCTATATTAATTAATGAAGCGGCTGAAGATATTAAAAATGAACTCATTGATGCCGGATATACTCCCGAAGATATTGTCATAAAAAGTAGTAAACAAATTCGTTTATTAACTAAAGGAGCTGAACGTAAATCTACAATGGATAAATTGTTAAAAGATTTAGAAGGTTCACGTTACGATATAAATTTTAAAGGTTCATCTTTAGGTGCTATTATAGCGGATGATGGTACGGCAATTATTGTTAAACCAAAAGAAAGACAAGGTGGTTTATCTGCTGGTTTAGATAACGAACAAATGCTTGTAGATAGTATAAACCAATACGCTCAAGATGGTCCAATCAACATCAGATTTAAAGGAACAAACAAATCTTTATCTTACAATGATGTTGTTTCAGCTAAATCTGTAGGTACAGATACAGCCGGTGGAAAAAAAGCAGACGTTCAATTATTAGATAAAAGCGGTAGTGTTATAGCAAATATTTCTCTTAAAAAAGCAAATGCTGAAATGTGGGAAAGTGCTGATAGACGTTATAAAAATTTAATGCTTAAATTATCTGAAAAACTTTTAGATAGTCCATTCCCAAATGTTGCTTTAAGAACAACAGATAAAAAAGATATCTATCGTTTATATAACCCTGAAACAGGAACAGATTTAGGAGGTCTTGTAATTACAGACTTACCAGACAATGAAAATGAATCTATTGTATTTGGTACTGATAATCCAAAAACAATAGTTATTAAACATACATTCCAACCTTCAGACTTTAGCTTTAATAAATCTATATTAACTATAGATTCAGGTACTATCTTTACTGATTTAAAAGATATTGAAGGAACAAAATACGAACCTATTTTAGTAATCAGACACGATGTGACTCGTACTGCAACTAATGGTTTACGTCCTATTGTATATAATGCTTCACATGCTTATAAAGACGGTAAACTTGCTGGCGGTAGACAAGAGTTAACGTATGCTGATGCTATTAAATAATATTTATAACCATGGATTTAAAAAAGCTAATTAAAGAAGCTCTTAACAACCGTAAACCCGATTGTGGCTGTGGTTGTGGAGATGGCTGTGGCAAAACTAAAGCACCTATATTAAACGAAAGTTTAGCACCACGTGAGATATTGTCTGAGGGTTTGAAATACCATATAGACAATAAAAAACCGCTTACTGAACATGTATACCGTGCTGGATCCGAAAATTATTTTAATCTATGGGCCGAAGCAAGAACATTATATACTCGCGGCATTTTAGACTTTTCAGGT